GCCCTCGAACGGCGAAGTGTGCGAACCGTAGTCCGCAACCGGCTTGAACCCGGTCATCGAACGGATGTCCGACTCCAGATCCGGATGGCAGATCGCCATGTACGCCGCTTCAACCGACTTGGTGTTGAAGTCAGGGGTCGAAGCGACGACCGAGCTGATCTTGCGGGCGTTCTGACGGTTCAGCGCCGTGGTGACGCGACGCTGATCGGCCAGCGTGATCGGCGTGGTGATGGCGCTCCGCGACCCGACAAGGTTGGCCAGGAACACATTCACCCCGGCCCGCAGCACGTTGAACCGCAGCGTCTCGACGGTCACCGCCGCCTGCTCGCCCAGGATCTCGATCGCCTGGTTGAGAACCGGATCGGTGTGGGTATCCATCACGACATCGGAGATCGTGACGAAGTCGCCATACTGCTGCAGCGTGACCGTATAGTCCTGGTTCGCCAGGCGGTTGCCCGCAGGGGTCACGCCTTCCACCAGCGGGGTCGTCGCCAGCGGGATGTAGAAGTTGCCCGAGCCCGAGCCGGCCGAGCCGCCAGCGCCCGCCAGGAAGTACCGGCGGAACTTGGCCACGTTCGTGTTGTTGGTCGGCAAGACGTAGGTCTGACCGAACTTCTCGATCTGCAGGTAGGGCATCGCGCGCTTCAGCATGCGAACCACCGAATACGCTGCGATGGCGGGCGAAATATCGCCGTAGGTGGTGATGGTCATCAGGGGCTCCTAGAAGGTGTCACGGGTTCGCCGCGAACCTCGCGAACGCTTCCTCGAAATTGTTGAGGTCAAGCGTTGGCGAGACCGGGGCTCGCTTGGATCCGACTGGGGCCAGCGCGGCAGCCGCTTTTTTGGTCGCCGGGGGCAGCTCGGGGGTTCTCTGCCGGGGCTGCGTCTGCCCCATGTTGTTCTGCGCGGTCGCGCCCGACTCGCGCTTGAACCGCTCGATCAGATCAGCAACCTCTTCGACGGTTCCCTGTTCGATAACACGATTGTATGCCGCTTGCAAATAGGCCGGCTGCTTCGCCACCCACTCGATCACACGATCCCGCACCTGATCATAGTCCGCAATCCTGGACTGCAGGTCTGCCAGATGGGCACGTGTGGACAGCACCTCCACGGTCTCGCTGAGCGGCCGGAGATGCTTGGCAATCTCCTCGAACACATACCCGACAAGCTGCCGGTACTCGGCCCGGCGCGCGAGCTGTTCGGCGCGTGCCACGTCAGGCCAGTCCTTGTAGTAGGACTCCAGAAGCTGACGCTCCTCCGGCGTGTAGATGTCGGGCGCCGGAGCAGGAGGCTGCTGGGCAGCAGGCTGTGTCGCCACCGGCGCCGGCTCGGCCTTGCGCACCAGCGCCGCGAACCGGGCCAGCAGCTCCTCGTCGGAAAGCGCGTCGATCTCGGTCGAGGTCCCTGCAGGCGCCTTCTGGGCCTCCGCAGGCGGCTTTTCGTCCGCTACGGGCGCTTCCTCCGCCTCTGCAGGCGCCTCTTCCGCCTTCGCAGGCGTTTCCTCGCTCCCTGCAGGTGCCTCTTCCGCCTTCGCAGGCGTTTCCTCGCTCCCTGCAGGCGCCTCTTCCGCCTTCGCGGGTGCCTCCTGAGCTGCCGCAGGCAATTCTTCACTCATGAACGCCGCAAAGGCGGTATCGAAATCATCGGCCGGAGCAGCTTCGTTCATGTACCGGGTCCTTTACCATGGGTGCCGGCTGCAAGCGGTCGGGTCAGCTGGTCCAGCATCTTGCGATACGCCTGCGCCTCACCCTGCAGCCGGGGAAAATCCGCGTGGGCGCATGTTACCAGAGATGTCTTGGCTTCCTCAAGCAGGAGATTCAGCCACTGCTTGAGCACGCGCACCTCATGCGCAGTGCTCGCAGCCTGCAGTTGCTTCACCAGCTCAAGCTGCTGGGTTTTGGGCGTCAGCATTCCCGCCGTTCTCCATGGTCTGGGCCAGCATCTCCAGCATGATCTTCATCTGGGTGGCGTCCGCATTGGCCGCGTTCTTCTTGCTCTGGGCAATGTTCTTGAGGGCATCCGACAGGAGCTTGCGGATCTGGGCCTCGGCCAGCTTGAGCTGCAGCTCGGTCTGCTGCTGCGCGCGCATCTGGTCCGCCCTCTGCCGCCGCTCGACCTCATCTTCCGGCAGCAGCATGTCCGCCAGGTCGCGCACCTCGAAGCGCGCCTTGATGAACTTGCGGTCGTCGATGTGCAGCCGGTCCTCGGGGCTGAGGGTTGCCGCCATCTGGTCGAGCTGGATGCCTCGGACCTCCTTGGCGATCAGGCTGGTCGCACCACGCGCGATCACGCTGTAGTCGCCCGGACGGACCTTCGGGTTGAAGACCCGGTTGAAGGTCACCAGCGACTGGATCACCGACTGGGTAAAGCTGTCGAAGTTCCGCACGATGTCCTTGAACGGCAGCGCCGCGTCAGCACGGAGCATGGAGGCTCCTGCGGCGGTCCGCATGGGCTCGGACACGCCTCGCTGCTCGCCTCCGGTGACCGGTCCGACGAAGGTCTCCATGTCGGCGAACCGCATGAACAGCTCGATGACCTGCAGCAGCTCGCTGAGGTAGCTGTTGATAGGCACGTTCCGCACCGCCGGGACGTTGGCGTCCTGACCGGTGCCCTCGCGGTACCAGATCTTGTGTGCCTCGACCTGCCCGATGTCCTGATCGGCGCGCAGCAGGTCGGTGTTGACCTCCAGGTTCGGTCCGGCGATGACCGAGCCGTTGTCGAGCACCATGCGCGCTGCCGCGCAGATGGCCATCTGGCTGTCCCGCATGATGTTGGGCAGCCCGTTGCCGACCGGCGCGGTGTCGTCCTCGTCGAAGATGAAGGTGTGGATCTGACGCATCTCGACCCCGAGCTTGCGCCAGGCGTTGATGTCCACCTTGATGATGAGGTTGTCGATTAGCCAGACCTCGGCCTCGATGTCCCTGTCGCGATGTTCCTCGGGCACCTCCACCCCGGCCTCGATCAGCGCCGTGGCGGACACCAGGCCGCGCCAGATGATGACCTCGTACCGCTCCGTGCCGCTCTTGGTATCGGACAGCTGTGACCGGACGCCCATGCTGCGCAGCTCGGTCTCGAAGCCGAGCGCCTTGTAGTTGCCCTGCGGGTAGCGTGCGATCGCCCGCCTGATCTGGGCGCGGATGAAGTCCGGCCGGTCTCCGAGCTTGCGCAGCTGGCCACGCGACATGATCTTGCGGACGAAGTAGCCGTCCATCTCGTGAAGGGTCCTGGCTGTCAGGTCGGGATAGAAGTCCCAGACCGGCAGCACCTCGAACACGGGCTTGTAGCTGGTCCGCTGCTCCACGACCGGCTGGCCGTTCCCGTCGATGTCCCAGACAGTGACCGAAGCCTCCTGCACCATGGGGCCTTCCAGCGCGCCCACCCCGTAGAGGATCCCGGACCGCACGACGTGGCGCACCATGGTGATGTAGTCCATGGTCTGGTCCTTGCCGATCTCCTGCAGCTGGTCCTCGATCTCCCGCTCCAGCTCGGCCGCGCGCTCGGCGGCCAGGGCCTGCACGGCCTGGTGGATGGCCTCCCGTGACGGTGGCCTGGGAGGCAGCCCGGCCTCCACGTCCTGCTGCATCATGCGCTGCAGGACCTGGCGAACCTCCTCGGGGTCGATGTCGGCCGACGGGCTGGCCTTCAGCTCCCAGTTCTTCTCGTTGCCGGGAAACATCAGGTTCATCAGCCGCGACAGCACCGAGACCGCCTTGACCCGGGTGATGCGCGGGTAGGCCCTCGACCGCCGGGCCGGAAGCTCCCTGCTCACCTCCGGGTCGTAGATACCCAGGTACTGGCGCAGGTTCTTGAGCCATTTCCGCTCGATCTCGTACCGGTCGCTGCGGTACTGCTCGAAGGTGCGCATGAGGTTCTGGCCCAGCGTCTCCAGGTTTGCCGGGTTCAGGGCCCTCGCCGGCGCACTGTCAGGCCGAGCAGCCTCGATGCGGACGGTCTGCAGCGCATTGTCGCTCATGGCGTCACCAGAGGTGGTAGTTCGTACCGGTCGACCTCAGCAGCTGCCGCGGCCCGGGCAGCAACCTGTGTCGCATCTCCCGCTCGGTCTGTCGATGGAAGTAGCGCGCGAGGTACCCGAAGGCGTCGCCCGGGTGGCTGTAGGCATTCTTCTCGGGCTCCACCCCACGCACCACGTCATGCCTGCTGTCAAGCACATAGCGCCACCCACCCTTGAGGG